GTGGCAGCACCACAATCACCAGCCGTGGCAGCACCACTATCACCAGCCGTGGCAGCACCACAATCACCAGCCGTGGCAGCACCACTATTACCGGCCGTAGCAGCACCACTATCACCAGCCGTGGCAGCACCTCTATTACCGGCCGTGGCAGCACCTCTATTACCAGCCGTGGCAGCACCATAATTACCAGCCGTGGCAGCACCATTATCACCAGCCGTAGCAGCACCACTATTACCAGCCGTAGCAGCACCATAATTACCAGCCGTAGCAGCACCTCTATAACCAGCCGTGGCAGCACCACTATCACCAGCCGTAGCAGGTTTTCCCGGTTCCGCATTACACTCGTTAGTACACCGTTCCTTGACATAAGATACAGCTGCTTTCACAAGCCCCCTTATATCAAGCTCAGCACCTATTCTAATTTTTGAAGAACAAACCTTGTTACTTTTTGAATCGTTTATTTTACCACTCTGCTCAACCTCACAAAACCTTGCCCCATCCGGCGGATAGTAACCAAAAACATCCAGAGGATAAGGACATGCATAAAAACCTTTCTCGCATACCTTTATGTCGCCTGTTTCTTCATATTCCTTACCTACCTCATACTTAAACCCTCTACAAGATAAATCCTTATCAAATGCTTTATAAGCCTTTATTTTCTGTTCCATGATATAATGTAATACTATATAATACTGCCTATTTGGTCCTTAATGCCTAATATTTCATTGAAATACGCCTTAATTTCGTTTTCACTACTTTCTTTAGATAATGTTATATTTGTTGACATATTATTAACTTTTTGTGGTAACTCCGCAATTACCCGTTACATATTTGAAACACCAACAAAGTCATTAATTTTACTTATTGGGTATTTTTTCGCATCACGTTCGTTGAATGAAAGATAAGATAGAGCCATTTGTAGCTTATCCTCCATCCTGTCTATATCATCTTTATAATCACTTCTGTCAAGTTCCCAATACAAAAGTCTTGACGGATCGTTAACCGGGCGTAAATCAAATGGATCATCATCCGACTTGCCGTCATATACGATATAATACATTTTATCTACATCGGGATGGGAAAGGAAATGCGACATTAGCTGCCAATAGTATTCCTCTATCGCCTGTTCCTTTGTTGCTTCTCTCAAATATTCAATCTTACTTTCAGAAGTAAAGCATTTCACTTCGGCTATATAAGATAATTTACCATTGACATCAAATCCATATCCATCGGGAGAATCGCCGTATCCATCATAGATATTATCGACAAAAACAATTTCGTCAAAATCATCCGCACAGGACATTAGTCTGGAGAACGTGTTATGGTTAAAACACTCGATAGCGTCTTTTTCATGATCCTTTCCCCACTCCATATCAGAAGTGGATATATGTCGGCATGGTTTGTTTAACCTTCTCTCCCTTGCAACCTGATAAAGATAAGAGATAGCTGTATCTCCGAAAGGAACATCAACTGTCTTTCTCTTTACGCCCTGTTTTTTTGCAACCTCTAGTTCGGAAGGTGTCATTTCCCTTCTCCCGGAAACCATAAGTTTTCCAATGGCGGAAGAGGTGATTTTACCACACCTCTTCATAAGCCATAATTTTTCTTTTTCTTCTGCTTCCATTATTTTTTAACTGCTTCGTTAAACAATTTCATAGCTTCCGCATCCACATCATAGCTTGCCGTGATGTATCCAATGTCGCATTTCCCACTTTTCAATGCTTCCAATGCAGCCTTGAATTTATCAGAGTTGACTGTCATCTTCTCTTTCTGTGGTGGTGGCGGAACATCACGCCCTATACGCAATCCGTAGACCTTTCCTCCATCGCTTGGGTCACGTGTCAGTTCCTTGCATAATATGACACGAAAATCACGGATGGTTTCAGGATAATCAGTTTGTGCCAACTTGGTAAGGCGTTTACGGTTCGTACTGTTCAACAGCATAGGTTTAGGAACAAGGTTTGTTTCTTTAAAGTAAGCAATCCATGATGGTTTCTTACTACCTTGTACCTTTGCATTCTCATCCCATACGATATGGGATATTGTAGCAATGATAGACTGACCGTTAGGGAGTATTTCTACTCCCACATAATCAGATTGACTTCCAGTTCTCCAATGATGGAGAACCTGGCTTTGTTGTTCGTTTGACATACTTCTTAAATTTAAATAATTAATCGTGAATTCTCCCGTCTTTAGGTATAAGTATCTCACCTAGGTAAAACTACAGTTGAATTTCCCGTTTTGTCTACAATGACGCCCTTTCCGCCTATGACAGCTTCCGTCTTGTGTCCACTTGGGTATTCCGTTAAGCAGGAATCATTTTCCGCTTCATACGGATATACATCCATAATGGCGGTTTCGGCTATGGATGAAATCACATAGTCTGCCATTGTGCCTTTCATTCCTTCGTCAAGTTTATTTACAGCATCTCTCAAATCGGCTGCCTGAACAAGCATATAGCATGATGTCTTTTTCTCCGCTCCGCTCTTTTCGTCTAGCGTAATGTAATACAGCTTACACTTAAACCAGCGATCGGCTGCATCTTCTTCATATGGGAACAGTTCGCTGTAGTTGGAGCGTTTGATGTCCGAAACAGTGAACTCGCCACTGATAAACGGTGTCATTTCCGATATAATACGTGCTTCCGCCTCAGTGAAGCTAAGCGCATCAACTAGGTATTGCTCACTTACTTTCTTATTCATCCCATTTTCTGCTACTTTTTCGTAGCGAATTTTACACTCAAAAAATGTTTTCATGTTTATTATTTTATAAATTAAAATAAAGAAGTTTGCGATATTTCATTTTCTATCATTTTACAATTTTTTATTGCTTCATTAAAATAACTTTCTTTTAACTCAAATCCAATACCAAATCTTTTTAATTTAATGGCTTCGTAAACTTCAGATCCTATACCTAAAAATGGAGTTAATACTGTATCACCTTCATTACTCCATAGACGAATTGATCTATTAATAGTATCAAGTTGCAATGGACAAATATGCTTTTCATCATTATCTTCTCTACCATTAAACGCATTGAGAGTTTTAGAGTAATTTATATCCATCCATACAGGAGATGCAAATTTTTGCCAAGTATCCACATCAATATTACAATGAACAGGATGTTCATGTTCACCATCTTTTCTAAATATCATAAGATAATCAGGAATACCTACACGGCTCATTGAAGCATCTTTTTTTACCTGTTTATGTAATAATCCAAGTGCTTTAGTACGTTGCATCTCTGTTACAGGATTTTTCCAAATAGTTACTCTTGAATGATATATAAATCCCACTTCTTGAAATGCACTAAGTATCATACCTGAAAAATCTCTCAAACCAATATATCCTTCTTTAGATTTTTGAATAGGCAAATCCATACAATGAACAGCTACATTTCTTCCATTCCACATTACTCTATAAAGCTCTTTTACAAGAAATTTAAATGCAGTAAAAAATTCATTATAATCTTTTGAATTTCCCATATCCTCTACTTTATCAGAATATGTATATAGTTCTGCAAAAGGGGGAGAAAATATAGAAAAACCAATACTTTCACTTGGGATATCTTGAATAAGTTTAACACAATCACCTAATCTTATATCACATTTATCACTCTTATATTGTTTGTCAACTTCCATTTTTTGTAATAATAGTTTATTATTAATATTCCTATTCATAGCTTTAGTCATTGAAGTTTGCATATCATTAAATGCCTTTTGTTTTATTTCAAATTTATGCTTAACATTAGTCATAGTGTCTGTAGTAATAAGATATATATTAACTGATTCAGACTGACCAAATCTATATGAACGGCGTATTCCTTGATAAGTAGATTCAAAAGAAAAATCAAGTGAAGCATATATCTGATTATGACAGTTCTGATAATTTAAACCAAATTGAGCAATTTTTAACTTTGTAATCAATATACGAAATTTTCCTCTACTAAACCCCAATAACTTATCTTTTTTATATTCTTTACTATCACTACCTTTTACTTCTATTGCATCAGGAATAATAGAACGAAGATATTCACCTTCTTCGTCATGACCTATCCATATAATAAAATTATCTTTAGAGTTATTTACAATTTCAGATACTTTGTTAAGTCTAATATTATATGTAGCTCTTAATTCTTTATGATAATCTGTAGCACTTACAGCAGATTCATTAAATAAAAAACCGTTATTCCTTTTAGGAGTTATAACCATTTCTTCTATAATATTTAATGGAGGAAGATTATATCCAGCATCATCAAATCCTATATCACTAGGTTTATTCAACATAACTGACCAAGTAGATACAAAATCCCAAAATGACTGATTTGCATGTCCTTTTAACCTCCAATTTGATGTGGCTCCACCATCGTGAACAAAATACATAGCAAGCATTTCTGTACGATTCATCACATTTAAGAACTCTGCATGATTGCATATTTCTGTAGTATCATTAGGAGAAGGAGTAGCAGTACATGCTAGCTTGTAAGGAGTATTATGAAAAGATTCTATAAGTAATGTTCTAGTTTTACCTGTAAAATTTTTTAAAATTGAACTTTCATCTAAAACTACACCTCCAAATAAAGAAGCATCAATATTATCTATGTTTTCATAATTAGTTATATATATACCTGAATTACAATCTTTACTATTATATTCTGATATATTATATCCGAATTTATTAGCTTCTTCTATTGTTTGGCTTACAACAGCAAGAGGAGCAAGTATAATAATAGGTTTTTTTATATGTTTATATACTTTATCTGCCCATTCAAGTTGCTGGATTGTTTTTCCAAGACCACAATCCTCAAATAAAGCAAATTTACCAACTTTTAAAGCTATCTTTACACAATATTTTTGAAAATCAAATAATATAGGATTAAGTTCATTATAATCAACATTAAATCCACTTTCTATTTTATTATTTTTCTTTGTTTCCAAAAATTTATTATATTTTTCTATATCTGTCATAAATTTAGTCATAACCATTATTTATCAACACATGCCATTTATGTGTGGCTCACATTTATGAGGGGCGTGACAGAATCGAACTGTCCTCCTCTACAATGCTGCGCATTACATTAGTCACACCAGCCAAACGCCCCATGTTCGCCCACCCTAGGCATTAATGTACATCTTCACACATACATTTTAGAACGTTAATCCAACGCCCGCTATTAGTTATCATAAAAGAATCACCGAATACTTTATAATGGTGTTCATTTGTTCATTAATGCCCCATTTATAAAGGGCGTAGGGGAATCGAACCAACTAACCATAATTGGGCAGTGCCAAAAATCATTAGTAAACTATGTAAAATCAGTCAATCCAAATTTAATTTTAATTACATTGATTATGGATTTATACTGCTTCTCGTAGACTGTTCCCGAATATGTTTCCTCCACTTTCTTTTCAAATTCTTCAATGCTACCACGAAAACATCCACAGATTATTTCCACTTTCTTTTCTTTTGTCATATATGCGTGAGTGTGGCGATTGCATGAGCCGAAACCGTCAAATCCGCAATGCTCGTTGTCGTTTTCTATATCAGCATCTCCGGACACCCAAGCATTGCCGGACACCCAAGCATCTCCGGACACCCGAGCATTGCCGGACACCCGAGCATTGTCGGACACCCGAGCATTGCCGGACACCCGAGCATTGTCGGAC